ATTGACGCACTGAAAGAGTTTCTCGAAGCATAAATAACTAGTTACACTAGTTACTTTATGTATCATAAACACGATCAAATTTCAATCCACCGTAATCCACTCAGAGAATACTCAACACCTCTTAAAAGAGAAGAGTACAAAAGTCCCAAATATCATCAGATCCGCATTTATTTCAAATGCGAACGAAAAGTTGACTGAAGAGGACTTTTCTGATATAATCTAAACATCCCCCGAATCCAAATTAATCCGAGGTAATCTAAATGTCATTCGCAGACTTAAAAAAACAATCCAAACTTGGCTCATTAACTGCAAAGTTAGTTAAAGAAGTTGAGAAAATGAATAACAACGGTGCATCAGGCGATGACCGTCTTTGGAAATTAGACGTAGATAAATCAGGTAACGGTTATGCTGTTATTAGATTTCTACCTGCACCAGAAGGTGAGGATCTACCATTCGTAAAACTATACTCTCATGCCTTCCAAGGGCCTGGTGGTTGGTATATCGAAAACAGTTTGACTACTCTTGGTCAAAAAGATCCTGTTTCTGAGTACAATACCCAACTCTGGAACAATGGAACAGACGCAGGTAAAGATACTGCAAGAAAACAGAAACGTAAACTCACTTATATTAGTAACATCTATGTTGTGAAGGATCCTGCTAATCCTGAGAACGAAGGTAAGACTTTCTTATTCAAATATGGTAAGAAGATCTTTGATAAACTAACTGCAGCAATGCAACCTGAGTTTGAAGATGAGGAAGCAATTGATCCATTTGATTTCTGGCAAGGTGCTAACTTCAAATTGAAGGCTAAGAACGTTGCAGGTTACAGAAACTATGATTCTTCCGAGTTCGCTGCTCAAAGTCCATTATTAGACGATGATGAAGCAATGGAAGGATTATGGAAGAAGCAAGCATCACTTCAAGAATTTGTAGCTGCTGATCAATTCAAATCATATGAAGATTTGAAGAAGCGTCTAGGTTACGTATTAGGTAACAAGACTTCTGCACGTCCTACATTCGATGAAGACTTAGAAGACTTAAGTGAAGGCCTAAACAAGGCAGAACAAGTTGTTGCTGACGCAGTTTCTTCAACTCCCGCACCAGTAAGTGTTGGAGCCGCTGATGAAGAAGCGGAGGATGATACACTATCATACTTTGCGAAACTCGCATCAGAATAAACATAATAAAAGGGGTCTTACGACCCCTTTTTTATTGCACTGTAACTTTAGTATTTTCCGTTCTACTTAACTTATCAGTAATACGATTTGAAGATCTTTGTACTACCATTATATCTCTCATATCGTTAAGGAACTGATTAAGATAACGTTTTTTAAGAATATGTATAGAACTCTTCTCTACATTTTTCTTTAACTCATATTCAAAATTTGTAACTCCTTGTATTGTATCTACAGAAGCTGGAGTTATGTACTGATTGTAATAGAAATAAGTAACTGAAAAATTACCATCAACTCTTTTACCTTTAGGAAGAACTAATCTTCCATCTCCATCTACAATTTCTTTTGTTTCATAGTGACGAATAGCATTTATATCTGCACCATACTTATCTACACAGAAATTATATAATTCTTGATTAGTTAGAGGCCAATCATCCCTAACATTTAAAATTCCTGCAGTTAATAAAACAACCCAATCTAACTTATCATCGCCATATAATTCTTGTGCGATATTATCAGGTCTAGCACCTTCTTGAATTTCATACTTGTCGAAGACAGTAAATACACCTTCTAAATCATCACGTATTTTATTCCTTCTAAAAAGGTTCTTAACTACAATATAACTTTGAGATGAAAGACTATCAGATAAAAAATTCTGATATGCTACATCTGGTAACTCTCTAAAATATCCCATTAGAATCCAACTCCATCTGAACTATCATCATATGCTGCATAATCTTCATTATAAACTGGTGTAAGTTCTGTAAAACTTAAAGCCATAGTCATAGCAACTGGTGAACCATCATTATATGTTGCCCAAGTTCCATCTGCAGTGTAATTAACATTACATGATTTCAATGCACATAATTTAATTCTATTCAAATAATCTGCTGCTTTTCCAAGATATTGAATTTCAAAAACTTTTGGTGTTTTGATCATAGCAGCACCAGAACCTTCTGGAGCCATATTTCTTTTGAATGCTTTGATTATAGTTCTTACAGTTTGTGCTTCTTTCTGAAATCTTGGTGTAAACTTAAAATTAAAACTAAAATTTCTAATAGTTGGCCCTTTAAATAGTAACTCCATATTTGGATTCAATACCTGACCATTATCTCTTGCTAGAATATCAGCAGCACTAACATTACCTCCAACAGCACTAATTGCCTGTGCTGTGAAGTAATTTTTAACTAAAGGATTACCTTTAAGTTGATTAACCAAATTCTTTATTTCATTACCAGTTCCTTCCATATTTCCACCCATCACATTTTGAGCTGCATTAACACCACCTGCTTCCATAAAATTCATATTGCTTTGTCCCCAGTTAGCATTGTTACTATCTTGTAATTGTGCGGGTACTGGTAGAATAATATTACCTAATAAATCTGCTTTTAATCCATTACTATCTCTTGTGATTTGCCCACTTCTTTTATACTTAAAAATAGTAAACTTTAAAAAATCTTGAGTATTATCTACTGTACTATATGGATATCTTAAACCTGTAGGTAGTTTCTCTGGAGCTGCTGGTTTTGGTTTAGCAGTAATTAGAGACTCGTATTCTTTTACGACATCTGACTGTTGTTGTTCGGTAAGTTTAGGATCTGTTTGTGTAGTTGTTGTCTCTTCTGCCATAACAATTACAGTTTTATTATCTATTTATACGGATATTCTGAAAAGGTATCTCTTGTGCGTCTGAAAGTTCCTCAGCAGTGACCAAATATAGTCCACCAGCGATCTCATCCCATGTATATTGTCTCATTTGACCCCAGTGAAAGTTAAGTCCTTTGAACCCCCAACTAAACACATTTGATACTGCAACTAAAGGGTTTTGATCATATTGAATATTAGGTGTCTTGGGATTATATACAAAGGTATAATAATTTCCTGCTGTTGGTACTTTACCACTTTCACGCAATGCATTCATTACTTCTAACATCAAATCATCTGCACTTTCAGTACCAGTCATATTATCAACAACTTTACGCAATCTATTTAATTTAGCATCAGTAGGTCTGTCTTCTTTTTGATCTGCAGGAACAGGTAAACCCGTATATTGGCCAGGTTTGGTTGGGTTTCTTCTATCAATATCGGCCATAATCTCAGCATATTTAGCTGGATTAGCAATAGGGTTTTCTTTCTGCCAACTAAATTTTCTATCAGCCATTACTTGATACCTAATTCGTCTTCTGTTAATACTTTAAATTCCCACATTCGGTCAGCACAATACTCTCTTGCTGCTTTCCATTTTGCTTGATTTCTAGCATATTCATAAACTTCGTAGATATACCCTTTTGTTTTCTTTTTTTGAGGTTTAGGTTCTACGCATTGTTTTTTTGGTTTCACCTCAATTAAATATTTTTTAACATGACCCGTTGATTCTTTAACCTTGATATAAAAATCTGGAAAGTATCTATGAATCCTATTATCAACTGGAGATCTGTATGGGAGGAATATTTCTTCACTTCCCCACTCCAAAATGTTTTCGTTTTTATCACAGTAAACCATGAATTTACGTTCCCATAAAGAACGGTAAATTATGTTTCGAAAGTTACCTTTGTACTTCAATGGGTTACTTGGTTGATATCTTCCTTTGTAAGACACTAAATAGAAATATAATAATATAACTATATTTAGAGTGGCAGGACTTATTTCAAAATATAAAATGGGTACTCTTACCAGATTAGATCTTGGTAAGGTTTCTTTGAATAACCAATATCAGGTACATATTGCAGGTATATCATTTGAATTAAAGAGATATCTTCAACAATATTATGATTTGCCTAATGATTATGCAAATGGTAATAAGGTTGGTATAATGTGTGCTGAGGCTACATTACCTACCAGTTCATTTGCTACATCAGAAGTTAAAGATAATTATCAGGGAATCAATCAACAGTTTGCACATACAAGAATATATGTTGATAGTGACTTCTCATTTTACGTAGATCATGATTATAACGTCCTTAAATTTTTTGAAGGATGGATGGATTATGTTGCAGGTGATGATAATTTTAGAGGTATCACCCGTACTGATGATAACAATTATTATAGAAGATTAAACTATCCTATGAACAGAGATAATAAGATAGGATACAAGTCTGGAGTATTAACAATTACAAAATTTGAAAAGAATCTAGATCCAAAGAAAAGTATTACTTATGAGTATGTAAATGCTTTTCCAAAGTCAATGACTTCAATACCCGTACAATATGGTGGTGCTGATCTTGTAAAGGTAAATGTTCAGTTTGCATACGATAGATACAGAATGAAATAAAAAGTCGGTGAAACCCGTATATATAATATATAATGATTTGATTTATTATGCCCTTACCAAAAATTAATACCCCTGTCTATGAATTGGTATTGCCTTCTAGTGGAAGAAAAGTTAAATATAGACCATTCTTAGTTAGAGAAGAAAAAATTCTGATTATGGCCTTAGAATCTGAAAATCAAAAGCAGATTTCTGAAGCAATTAAAACAGTAATAGGACAATGTGTTCAAACACGAGGTATCAAAGTCGAAAAAATGGCGACGTTTGATATTGAATATCTATTTTTAAATGTTCGTGCAAAATCTGTTGGTGAAACTGTTGAGGTTAATGTAACCTGTCCTGATGATGGAGAAACACAGGTTCTAATGGAAATCGACATTGATGCTATCAAAGTTGAAAAGAATCCAGACCACAGTGATATCATTAAATTAGATGATAATTTATCAGTTAAGATGGCTTATCCATCTATGACTCAATTTATTGAGACTAATTTTGAACTGGATACTGATAAACCTCAAGTAGATCAATCTCTTGAAGTTATTATGAAATGTATTGATCAAGTATATACTGCAGAAGAATCTTGGGATGCTTCTGACTGTACTAAAAAAGAATTGAAAGAATTTGTTGAGTCCATGAATTCTAAACAATTTAAGGATATTGAAAAATTCTTTGATACAATGCCTAAACTACAACATAAAGTTGAGGTATTTAATCCAAAGACTAAAGTAAAAAGTGAAGTGATGTTGGAGGGTCTAGCAAGTTTTTTCGCTTAGCTCTAGCTCACGAGAGTCTAGAGAATTACTATCGGACTAATTTTGCCCTGATGCAACACCATAAATATAGCTTAACAGAGTTGGAAAACATGATTCCTTGGGAAAGGGAGATTTATGTTTCACTTCTCCAGCAATACATTGAAGAAGAAAACCTAAAAGCACAACAACGACGTGGCTAAAGTAGCAAAACCTAAACCTAAAATAAAGGCATCAAAAGTAACTTCTCTTGGTGCAAAAGGTGCTGCTCCAAAAAGAAGAGGAAGACCAAAGAAGTTACAGACACTTGAAGAGGTAAAGGCAGCGATAGATGCAAAAAATCCAACGTATGTGAGTCCTATTACAGGAGGTAGATTACCAGGTAAAGGGCCTAAAATAGATCCAAGTAAACTTGTACCTGATACTGTTGATGATGAATTAACGCAAAGAGTTTCTGCTAATGAGATAAAAATTACTAAACTTAAGAATATACTTAAGTTAAGAAAGGATAATGAACCTACTGAAGATATAGCAGAGGTATCTTTAATACTTCAAGATATTGGTAATGCATTAAGTAGAGATTTTGCAAATAGAATTACGCAAGAGAAAGATTCGATAGCAACTTTAAGAGGAACAGCAGATAGAAAGAAAAGAACGGGTGCAGAAGCAGGAATAGAAGCTGTTAAGAAGATCGGTGGTACAATAGGTAAGGCATTTGATACAGTAACTGCACCAGCAAAGGGCATACTTGATAAAGTTATAGGATTCTTCGCGGCCATAGCAGGAGGATTTATTGCAGATAAAGCAATAACATGGTTAGCCAATAATAATGAAGCAATTACAAAGTTCTTTAAATTTTTAGAAAATCATGGTCAGAAAATTTTAATTGGATTAGGAGCCATTGTTGGTGGTGTCCTTGTTATGAAAATTTACAAGAAAATTAAAGCACTTGTTAAGTTTGTTAATGGTGTCTTTAAAGGATTGAATAGGGCTAGACGACTGGCTAGAGTCTTTTTAAAAAGAACTCTCCCGAAAATGCTTAAAAATGCTAAGGCATTAATTAAGAATGGTGTGTCTGCAATTAAGAATTTTGCTAAGAATATACCTGGTGCAAAAGGTTTATTTAAACTAGGAAAAAATATAATAAAAGGTGGAAAGAATTTAATAAAAGGTGGAAAGAATTTATTAAAGAGTGGTGGTAAATTACTGAAGAGTGGTGGAAAAAGTTTACTTAAAAATTTAACTAAAACAGGAGGTAAGTCACTCCTTAAAAAGATCCCTATTGTTGGACTAGGTTTAGGTGCTGCATTTGCTGTAGGTAGATTAATGTCTAAACCACCAGATTGGAAGGGTGCTTTAGGTGAAATGGCTTCTGGTGCTGCGTCTATGATTCCTGGTGTTGGAACTGGTCTTTCACTTGCTATTGATGCTGGTATGATGGTGAGAGATAATAAGTTGAGTAAGGATGAGAAGAATCTAAAAGATGCTATGGGTGATTATGAATCCGTAGCAGAAGCAGTCGCAGGTAAAGAACAACAACTTAACTTCTCAAATAATGTTAATCCAGCAGGAGATCTTACAGATCCTAATGCGGATGGTGTGACTACAGTTCTAGATCCTCTAACAATTTCTCAACAAGCACAACAAAAACAAGCTGATTTCTTGGGTGCTGTTAATGAGTCTCCTGTACCTATTATTGGTGCAGAGGATATGAGTAACTATTATATTCTTCAAACTAGAGAAAAATTGGGGATATATGTATAAATGACCACGAAACAAGAAGTAAAAAAACTAAAAATAACTGCTGTTAATATTAGGAGTGTACTAACAGACAAGACTAAAGAACTTGGAAAGTTAGGTGATAGGAAGAAAATTCTTACCCGTAAGCAAAGATTACAGGCAGAAAGGGCCGCTGCTGAGAAAAAAATTGAGCAAGCGGGAGGTAATAAAGGCCCTGTAGCAAGTGTACTTGGTAATGTTGGTGGAATGGTAATGAGTATCAAAGATAGAATAATGAATTTCTTTGGATATCTTTTAATGGGATTTGTTGTTGATAAGTTACCACAAATTATTTCTTCCTTATCATCAGCATATGATAGAATAGCACCATTCGTGAAGGTTGTATGGAAGGTTATAAGTACGATTGCAAAAGCATTGATGGGTTTTGGTGGTTGGGTTTCTCAACTTTGGAAACCTAGTGAGGCAGAAACTAACGTAGCTCAATTAGAAACTATAAAGAAAGATCTTGAAGGTGAAGTTGATAAAATAGAAGAACCTAAAGAAGAAGAAGATGGTGGTGGTGAAGAGACTAAAGAAGGTGAAGAAGATGCTACTCCTATAGATTTCTCTCAAGTAGATAAGTTTGAGAAAGGTGGTGGTGAAGGTTTAGGTCAAACTGAAACTAAACAAGAAGGTGAAGATGAAGCATTGATGGATGCAACAGGTACTACTGATGATCCTGCAGATGCACAACAAGAAGGGGTGGAAAATCCATTAGAAAACTTAATTGCAATAGATCCTGAGGAACTTGCAAAGAAAGGAGCTGATGGTGAAAAGAAAGAGGATGTAACGAAAGAAGATGATAAGGTAGAGCAAGTTATAGATGCTAATGTTAATAACATATTAAATAAAGTTCACAAAGTTACTGGTGACTTGAAAGTGCAAAATGGTGGAAATAATCTCAACACTGTTATTATTCCTGTAGAAGTTCTTGCAACCACTGGTAGTAATAATGGTGAATCTGGTGGCGGTGGTGAAACAAGACCAGAACCAGAAGTATCTAGTAGTTTGGTGTTAGATTAATGGCAGTACAATCCTCAAAATACGAAGTATTTAAAATCAAATCTTCTAATGGTGAAAGAGAAGTAGATCTTATAGATGGCCCTTATTCTGGTGGAACTAGAGTTGTTAACATATATTATTATGAAAATGTATTATCACCACATATAACTGGAGTTATCACTCTTGTTAGTACTGCAGATGCAGTTTCTAAAGAAGGAGATGAAGGAACAACAGGTTCTTTATATGAATATCTTCCACTTGAAGCTGGTTGCGAACTTCTTATGAGAATTAAAACTGAAATTGGTGAAGGTATAGATTATGCTGTTAAGGATGATCCTCATAGGATATTATATATTAATGAGGTTCAAATATTAGATAAACAGGCAAATAGTGAAACTATTCAAATAAGATTCTGTTCTAGAATTGGAGTATTAAATGCAGTTAAAAAGGTTACATCATGCTATAAAGGTAATATATCAGAATCTGTTGCATCAATATGCAAAGATGTTTTAACATTACCTGCAGACAGGGTATTAGTCTCAGAATCTAGCAACACTTATACTTTTGCTGGAATGACTAAAAGACCATTTGATTTAATTGCTATGCTTGCAAAACAAACAATACCAATGAATACTGCTAATCCTGGTTATTTTGCATATGAAACAAAAAGTGGTTTTAAGTTTGTATCATTAGATAGTTTAATTAATACAGAACCAGATGATAAAACTCACCACTATTTTTATAACTCCCAAAATAAAGATGTTCATCAGACTGATAGTGATGCTAATAATTTTAAAGTATCTGCATTAGTTGTGGGTAGAGATCAAAATCTTACCAGTCAAATTAGATCTGGTATCTATGCAAGTAAAAATATATTCTTTAATCCAGCAACCTATCAGTTTACTGAAATTGATATTAATGTTGTTGATGGTAAATTAATAGATGATGAGAAATTTAGTTCTTTGGGTAATAAACCAACAGTCGCTAAAATTCTTGATGAAGAATTTGAAGGAGGAACAAGATTTCATAGGGTATCAACTGCTGTAATGAATATTGGTGGAGCAGATACCAGTGTAGATGCTAATAATAGTCCTGAGTTATATTATGCTGCTGGTGCTGCAAGATATAATATATTATTCTCTCAAAACTATTCTATTGTTGTTCCATGCAATACTGATTTAGAAGCAGGAGATACAATTAAACTTGAAGTTGAGGTTATAAGTAGTAATAAGGAATCAGGCCCTGATCAAAAGACAAGTGGTACTTATATAATACAATCACTATGTCATTTCTTTGAGGCCGAAAAATCTGTTACTTCTATGAAATTAATAAGAGACTCTTATGGAATGCATTTCTCTAAGGGTGAAACACCTAAAGAAATGGTAAAAGTTGCTATTAAGAATAAGAGAGGTAGAACTACTGGTTACAAATGGGTGGAGGCTAAAGACTAATCATGCCTGATGAAAATACATACGGATCTGGTACTAATGAATTTCTTGGTATCATTCTTCCGTTAGAATCACAAAAAGAACAACAGAATGGTGATGAAGGTGTAGGATACAGATACAGAGTTGCTGTAATGGGTAGTCACCCTAGTGATGAAACTGTAAAAGACACTGATATCATTTACGCAATGGTAGCTCTTGGAGTATCTGATGGAACGGGTGCGGGAGGTAGAAAGAAAACTCCAGCAATATCACAAGGTGATGTTGTTATGGGTAGATTCATGGATGGTGATAGGAAACAAAATCCTGTTATCACAAATGTTTTAGGTAGAACTTCAGGTGTTAAATATGGAACGGGAAGATTTGATATTAAAACGGGATACGTTGGTAACAATACAGATGCTAACTTAATTGATTCTGCTGAATTTAGTGAGACTGTACCAATATGTACACCTTCTGCTAGAGTAGATAGTAGTACAGATAATAGAGAGACCAAAGATGAAGATTTGGCCAGAGCTGGATTAGGTGGAGATAATACAGTTGGTGCAGTACCAGCACCAGAAGATCCAAAACCAGTACGAAGTGATTTTGGGGGTGGTCGTAGTGGAGCAGCTTCGTATCAGAGAGCTTTACGAAACTGGAAAGCACGTCAGTAACCGTAGATAAATAACATTATGTTTATATTTTCATTCATTCTTTCATTATTTGCAAATCACTTACCAGTGATGTATGTTCAAGTACCTCAGTGGGCAGACGATTGGGCAGTTTGTGCTGTAGATATACCTGATGCAAAATGTCATTGGTATGTTATGGCTCCAGACAATACATTTGGTGAAGGATTTGATTGGGAAGAAGCACCATGGTTTGATGCAAATGGTTTAAATGATGTTGCACCTATGCAGAAAGAAACCGTAGTTGAGAAATTACAAAGACAATGAGTACCACACCAGCACCAAAAGTTTTAGATGATTTAAGTATTAAAACCGTAAAGGATTTGATAGAGGCTAACCCTGCTGATCCAAAATTACAGAATATAATAAGTCAATATAAAAATAATTATCCCTCAGTTTTTGAAGGTGTAATTCCTAAACCTTTAAGTTCACTTACTGACGCAGCAAAAGAACAGAGACAAAATTTTATCAGAGCATTACAAGAATGTACTAAATCTGATAGTAATACTGTTGGAGTTACTGTTACACAAGCAAATCCTTGTAGTGATACTTCTATGAGTGAGATTAGTAATTCCTTAAATAATTTCTTCGATAAGATTCAGGCACGTGGAAATCAAGTATTAAATATGCCTCAAGAAATTAGAAATGTATCAGATTTAGTTGCCCGTGGTATGACTAGCGTAACTAATAAAATGACGGGTGCATTGAATGATAAGATGGAATCAGAATTTAAGGCAGGATTAGGTCAAGTTCATGATTCAATTATGGCTTTAGTACCAACTGCTTTACCTAAACCTGCAGCAGTCGCAATAATTAAAGGAATTCAAGGAGGGATGTTAAGTCCCATGCAAAATGCATTTGATGGTGCAACTTGTGGTATGCAGAGTATTACAGATGCTATGGAAGGTGTTGTTAGTGATCTAGTAACAGCAGCAGCGAAAAATATAACTAAAGCACCAGCATGTGCAGTTCAGGAATTGATGGGTGCAGTCGTTAATAAAACTAGTGATATGATGGATTCAGTTGCTGGCCCAATAATGGCACCTATTGAAAAGACATTAGGTTTTGCATTTAATACCAAACAATTCCTAACAAGTGGTGTTGATATGTTATCAAAGGCTGAGGGTTTATTATCTTGTGGTGAAAAAATGGATTGTCCTCCTAGTACCAATTATGTAACAGGTAAAGGTGATAGACCAAGCCCATCAGATTCTACTCAAAGTGAAGACTTTAGAAGAATGTTCTCAGGAACAGCAGTCACAGCAGCAGCAAGTGATAAATTAACAGCATTTGAAAAAGAGTATGGATCTTGGGATATTTTTGGAGGTAAATCACCATCATCTGATATTGGCCCATGCGGAGATCCACCTGAGTCTATTTGTGGAGGCCCAACTGTTAGCATCTTCGGTGGTGGAGGACAAGGTGGAGCAGGTAGAGTTATACTTGGAAAATTCATCAATAGGTTAGATACTAATAATATGTTTGCTTCAGTACAAAGAACTGCAAGTATTATTGGAGTAGAAATTACAAATCCTGGTGCAAGATATATGAGTGAACCTATAGTGACTTTTGATGATGAATGTCAGAAGGGAGAAGGTGCTTATGGTAAAGCAACTATTGATTATAATCCAAAATCTCCAACTTACGGTCAGATTACCAGTATCACTATGACTACTATTGGTAGTAAATATCCTGCCGAGAGTGAAGATGATGCTTTTGTAACTGGAGTTCTAATTGACGCACCTGGCTCAGGTTATGAAGATGCTACTTTAGATAATTTTGAAGTAGTAATTACAGATGGTAGAGTTACTGGTGTTAATGTTGTGAATCAGATTGCATATCGTGATTTTCCAAATATGAAAATTAAGAGTGAAACAGGATCTGGTGCTAGACTAAGACCTATAATGTCTAATACTCGACCTCAAGGAAAAGTTCTTGAGATTATTGATTGTGTTGGTAAATCATATACTAGTGGGGAGGTTAATTAATTATGTCTAATCAATCAGGATACAGTGCAACAATTCAGGACATGTGGAGTCCTTTATGTTACCTAGAAACACGTAATCCTAATGATAGTAAATGTGGGCCAGAATCTGCAGCAATAAAATTTACTAATGATGCAGGGTGTAGATTTGTGATAGCACATCATGAAGGCCCTATAACCAGATTAGAAACAGAGCAAACATTTCAAATAGATGCTAATAGTAGTGGTGCTAATGATACTACTGGTATTCAGATGACTGCTCACAATGGAAATGTTAGTATTACTTCAGTAAAGAACTCTATAGGAATAAAGGCTGCACATACAATTACACTAGAGGCAGACACTATCGTCCTTAAAGCTAAGAAAAAATTAGCATTAGGTGGTACAGAATCAAATTATTGTAGACATATTCAAATTGAAGGAATGAAAATTGATGTTCCTGGTCGTTTTAATGGATCTTTGGGTAAGATATTAAAGAAATCATGGAAGATGAATGTTGCTATGGCTCCAAAAGTATTAGTTGGTGCTCAAGCAGAAAAAATATTTAATAGTTCACCAAACGGAATATAAGAAGATGGCTGAAGAACCAAACACTAATGTATTTGCTGATGAGATTTTTGCTGATAAAATTACTGCTACTGAATCAATAGAAGTAGATGAAATTAAATCAAACAAAGTTATAATCTCAGGTGAATTAGATGCAGGTACTATTACGGGAGATGGTTCTAAATTAACGGGTGTATTAAATGGATTCACTTTCCCCTCAGTAGATGGGAATTCTGGTGATGTTCTACAGACAAATGGGAATAAGGCACTCTCATTCGCAA